GAGAGTAAAGGGAATTCCCATCATGGAAAATCGTTCTTCGTAATACTTTTGTAGTTCTGGAGTCATTGCATTGCCTCAATCCATGACAGTGTTTCTTCATTCCAGTTATATAGTTTTCCGTCTGTGGGATATGCAACAAGTGAAATCCACCGACAAGTTTCTTCTACCAATGTCCAACTTGGATATGGCTTGGGGGGGATAAACGCATCTCTCTGACTATCATATGTGTAACCAACGCCAGCATAGTTTTTGCGAATAGTTCCGTTGTAACTTGTTTGAATCCAAGTTTCATGTCCTGTTAGGTTTTTAAAAAACTCAACTCCAATAGATTCATACTCAACACCAGTTGAATCCATTATTTCTCTATTAGCAACAACCAAAACATCTGTAACTAAGTTATCTAATCCAATTTTTGCAAAATGTGCCATTTTTATCCTTACGCAGTGTATGTTCCAGAACCAGTGTATTTCAAAATGGTGTTTAAGCCAGACGTTGTGACTGTTGGAGAGCCTGTGGTAGTGCCAGAATAAAAAATAGTTGGTATTGAAATAATCACAATACCAGAGCCGCCTGTACCGCCACTAGAGCCGGGGTTAGAACCATCACCGCCACCACCGCCACCAGTATTTGCAGTTCCTGCGCCTCCAACACCCGTTGTTCCACCATTACCACCACCACCAGCGCCACCTGTTCCACCAGTAGCTTGATGACCACCGCCACCGCCACCAGCATAAGTTACAGATGACCCGCTAAGACTGCTTGCTGTACCAGCGCCGCCAGCACCACCACCTGAACCTGTTCCAGCACTTCCAACAACAGATGCGCCACCACCGCCGCCTGCACCAAAACTTGATGTAGTTGTTCCCGCACCACCATTGCTACCTTGGCTTGGGCTTGTTGAGGGAGTATTTCCTGCCCCACCAGTACCAGCAGTCCCGCCAGTTACTGAATCAGCCACACCACCACCACCAGAACCACCTGTTGCGCCACTTAAAACAGCAGATGATGCTGCCCCTGCTGAACCACCACCACCCCCGCCAGTAGATGTAATAGTAGAAAAAACAGAATCAGTGCCGTTTACACCTTTTGCAGTTGTAAGTGTTGAACCAGCACCGCCGCCGCCAACAGTAATTGTGTAAACTGTTCCGGGCGTTAATGTAAAACCTGTGGCTGTTCTAAATCCACCAGCGCCAGCACCTCCGCCACGCAATCTACCGCCACCGCCACCGCCAGCAACAACCAAATATTCTGCGGTATACGGAAGCGAAATTAAAGATTGCCACCCACTGCTTGTATACACTTCGTAATCACTTAGTGATGAGTTGTATCTAATCATTCCAACAGTTGGGCTTGCGGGTCTTTGTGCAGTAGTTCCCGACGGTAAAGTTATTGCGCCTGTGCTGTTTAAAACCGTATTTTGATCTGTTCCAATCGTTACCGCAGTTGTTCCGTTTGTTTGAAGCGCAAGTACACCTGTAGAGTCGGCGCTTTCTTTTAATCCTGCGCTACCTGAGACTACGCCGTTGTCAGCATTGATCGTTGTTGCCATTTGTTAGCCCTTTGGATATTTTGCTTTGACCGTTTGAATAGCGGTCTTCCACGCATCAAGACCGCCGTGATACAACAAATCAAGTTGGTCTGGAATTGATGGATATTCTTTTGCCCGCTTGGCTTTGTATGCGTTGGGGTCAACCCAAGCATTGACAGCATCCATACTGATCTCAACTTGATTACCTTGAGCATCAAATGCGCCAGTGCCATCGTCAATGGTGACAACTTGTGGATAAAGTGCATATATTGCATCGTGGTTCATGCTGCAATCTCCATGACTGTGATTGTTGATATTGACGCAAAATCAGCAGAACCTCTACCATTTACATAAAATGTTCCGCCAGAGGTTTTCCCTTGAATTTTATATGTGGTTGCAGAAGTTGTTGCAGGGGAATCAAGAAAGTTAATAGACCATCCTAGGCTGTTCTCAAACAAATTTAAATATGGGGTAACTGTTCCATTGTAAGTTGGGGTTGTACTTGGTTGAGCTATGTTTGTTGAGTTTCTAACCAAGTTAAACGATTGGGGGATACCAGCCGCACTACAAGCAAAGTTGGATGTGACCAATATAAGAATAGTGCTTGAAGTACTGGTTGGCGTAATAGTTACGCTTAACCCTGTAATGTCTACAAAAGATGTTGAAGTACTTGAAAATACATTTGTTTTAGTTGTACTTAAAACTTGCAGCACAGTTCCTGTTGGCATAGATGCTTTAGCAAATCTATTTGCAGTTGTAATATTTTGACTTGCATCAATCGTCATTGCAGTTGTAGGTGTAGCACCTGTCTGAAGAACAAGTGTGCCTGTTGTATCCGCAGTAACTTTGTATGCGGTTGTGCTTGTGGTTGAACTTGAAATAGTTGTCATATCACAACGTGCCTTTGTCCTGATGCAATGGTTAAAACAACACCGCTATTGATGGTAAAAGTGCCAACAGTCAAACCATTAGTCCCTGTTGCTATTGTGTAACTCTCAGACATTGTGTCAGAGTTCAACATAATGCCGTTACCAGCAATAGGAGCAGTAACTCTTAACTCACCAGTGCTAGGTTTGTAAAGCAACTTTGTGTTGCTAGTAAATATTGTTGTTGGTACGCCAGTAGTTACAGAAGCAAACAAGGGAAAAACATTGGTTGATGTGCTTGTGTCATTGCTGATACTTGCGCCCGAAACCACTGTATCCCATGAAGTATTTGTTCCATTGGTTGTTAAATACTTACCAGAGTTACTTGTTTGGCTAGGCGCAAGTGCATTAAATGCAGTGTTAGCAGTAGTCTGTCCTGTGCCACCATTAAGAATTGCAACAGTACCAGTAACATTGCTTGCAGTACCAGTGGTATTCTGATTCAGTGTAGGAATATCAGCAGCAACAACAGCCCTGAATGTTGGAACTCCGGCAGTACCATCAGGTGCGGCTAAAACAAAGTTTGCAGTCTTAGACGCATAAGGATTCTGAGTGTCACCATAACTTGCTGCCAACGATATAGCAGGAGTAGCACCACCAGTAGACGCAACAGGAGAAGTACCTGTAACAGATGTCACCGTTCCTTGGAATTGGTCAGCAGAGGAGATGGTGAAATTAGGGTAAGTACCGGTAATTGTTGTTGTGCCACCTTGGGTCAAAGCAACAGTTTGATCTGGCGCAGAATTGGTGATTGTGAAGTTAGGATAAGTGCCACTTGTACTAATACCTGTACCAGCAGTCAACACTACTGTTTGATCTGGTGCTGAATTAGTAATTGTGAAGTTGGGATATGTGCCGCTTGTACTGATTCCAGTACCAGAGGTTAAAGCAACAGTTTGATCTGGTGCAGTGTTGGTAATGTTTAAAGTACCAGAGGTAGTGATTGGGCTACCAGTGATGCTTATGCCAGTACCAGCAGTAGCCGCCACACTTGTTACTGTGCCAGAACCGCTTGCTACTGTTACTGTTACATCATCCCCTGATGTGGTTGCCGTAATACCTGTACCAACAAAATTAAAGCTCTTAACACCACTGGTAATCGTAGTGCCTTCTTCCTTTACAGCAATTGCCCCATTGGTAGACATGGTGCTGATGACTTTGATCTTTTCAGCAATGTCAGCAGATACAACCTCACCAACATTTAATTCTCTACCATCAGACAGGCTAATAATCAAAGAACCATCAAAATCAATGTTTGCATTAACTACTGATACGCCATCTACACCGTCTACACCATCACGACCAGCTTGACCATCAACACCTTTATCGCCCTTTAGCCCATCTCTGCCTGACTTACCGTCCTTGCCGTCACGACCATCTGCACCATTAGAACCATCACGACCATCTTGAATAGATGCAACACGCTTTTCAATGGTGTTACCTACAGCATCAAAACGATCACGAATATCCGCTTCAATCTTCTTGAGTGCTTGGACAACCAAGTCAACATTCTCACCAATCTTCTTCTTTTGCACTTCTTTGGCATTAGCAACAGACTGACGCACTGATTCCAAAACAGCCATCTGCTGTTCAGGAGTCATATTCTTGAGAATTAACTCTTTGGCTAGATTTTCAATATCCATTATTGAATCCCTGTCTGTCCAGCATTCAGTTCTCTAGTCAATTGGTCAAGGAAGTCAGATTCCATGCCTGAAATCTTGTTGTTTTTTTCTGCCATTTGCAGTTCAACAATCTTAGACTTGTTCTTGATGTCAGCTTCTTTCAACATCAGTTCAGCAATCTTAACTCTCTTGTCAAATTCCTTAGAAGCCAGATCATCTTGGTTTGGAAGATTCTTTGTCAGGCTTGCACTCATCTTAGCTTGCACTTCTTGAGGCATTAACTGAGCTTCAACTGACAATTTGGTAGCTTCTGCCCGATTTTGTTCAGCCTGAGTAGTGTTTACAGCAATTTGAGCCTGTGCCGCTTGGATAGCCAACTGCTGTTGCGCCTGTTGCATCTGTTGTTGCTCAGGATTTGGCTGCATCATCTCGTCTAACTTGGCAATCAACTCCATGCGGTTAGACAAACTGCTGTTTCCAATGATGCCTTTGAGCAAAATAGGCAAAACAGGGGTGTCAGCACCTAAAGTCTGAAGTAAACCAATGAATTGCTGTTGTTCATACTCTCTGGCAATGATGCCAAGGGTGGCGGTTGGGATGAAGTTCATGTCCACAGACGGATAACGCTCTGGATCAAACTGCATGAACCTGAAAGCCGCCTTTTTGATGAATGGAATCAGGAAGTCTTCTTGGAAATTCACCAGAGTACGCTTGTATTTCTTGATAATTGAGGCAACCGCCATTGACATACCGCCACCATCACGACTAGCTTGGCTAATCATGCCGTTGGAGTCTAGAGTTCCTGTCGCTTGTAGCAGCATTCTCTCAAAGTCTTTGGCAGTTGCAAGGTTGTTTGGATCAGTTTGACCAAACTTGAATGGATAGAGAATCTCAGAAGGTGCGCCATTGGTGAGAATAGCTTTTCCGGGCTTTACCTCAAACTTCATACCCCTTGGCAAACGAGTTGCATCCATCGCAATCATGGGAGAAGTGCTTAATGCCAGTGAATCCAAGTGGCTGCGAGTCTGTGCATCAATAGCTTTTTGCATATTGAATGCTTTTTCCACTGTGCCACGACCCAACAAACGATTAGGAACAGTATCGTCTTGGTAAGATAGAACTGGTCTGTCTTTCATCATGTATGGATTTTCTTCAGCCTTTAACAGCATTCCATCATTGGCAATCACGACAATAGCTTCAACCATGTCGGTGTAGTCTTCAGCCGCTGAATTCTCAGGGAACAAGTCAACAATGTCCTTGTTCTCCTCTAAGTTGTTCAAGTATTCTCTAGGCACAAGACCGTAATAGGTCAACAGCAATACCTTTTCATCCTGATACTGTGATACTTCTTGGGTAGGCTCAAGATCAGTGTCTTCACTGGCAGTACCAATGTCCACCTTGCGGTAGATACCCTT